ATAAAATTAAACCTGATGGAAGGAAAGATAGTTTAGCAAGTTGTCCTGTTAATCCAATTGTTGATAATAAAAATGATAAAATAACTATTGAAAAAATAAATAAATTATGGTATATTAAATATGCTAAGCAAAAAATAAGCGATTTTATAGGAGAAAGGAAAGTGTATATGGAAGAAAAATTAGATAAATTAAAGAAAGACGAATTAATTGAATTAATTAAAGAAATGAAAGAAAAGGAAGAAAATGTGATGCCTGAAAAAAATGAAACTAGAAATGAAGTAGGAAATTTATTTAAAAAAATAAATGACTTTAGAAAAGCAATAAGAGAAAGAAATTTTATTTTAGATAAAGAATTACCTAGTAATTTAGGTGGTGGTGAATATGTTAGTATTGAACAATATTATCAAGCTGTTCAAGATGTTGCATTAAGTGTAGGATTAGATTTCTCATTTGAAATAATAAATGTAGATAGATTTGATTTAGGAGCATTTAAACCAGCTACTGGCTCACCACAAAATATAGCAACGGTAACTTGTGTATTTACGTTAACTGATATTGAAACAGGTTTATATAAAAATTATCGTGAAATATCACAAGGTAGTGATTCAGTAGATAAAGCTGTTAATGGTGCTTCTACATTTGCATTTAGAAATTGGTTTGATAAAAATTTCACACCAAAAGTATTTAATGGAGAAGAAGTAAAATTCGGTGATGGTGATAACAATGTATCATTAGACGGTGTTAATATTCCTAATAGAGGAAAAGTTGAAACTAAACCTAGAGTGTTTATAAATCCTGAAAAGAAAGAAGAAATAAAAAGAGAAGTTACAACTTCAAATCAAGAACCTGATGAAGAAGATATTAAAAAATTAACCTTATTAATTGAAGAATATAGAACTTTATCAGGGGATGATACAAAAGGTTCTAAAACAATGGATGCTATAATTAATGGTACTATAACTGACACGGAAGTATTAAGTAAAACTTTATCATTTGAAAATGCTATTGAAAAATTAAAAGGAGAAAATAATGGCTAAGAAATGGAAATACGGAGATAACAATATTATTATTGAGCCTCCTAAACAAACTCTTAAAATAAGCGGTCATAGACTTTCAACTATTTTAGGTTTAAATAAATATTCCACACCTTTTCAAGCATGGTGTGAGATTACTAAATTAGCTCGACCTGAAATAGAAGATAATAAATATCTAAATGCTGGAAGAGTATTAGAACCTAAAATTATAGAATATGTTGGAAAACAATTTCCTAATGTAATGAGTATTAAAGATTATTATGGTACATCATTCAAATTATATGAATTTAATAATTTCAAAGATGATAGTGATATTTTCGGTGGAGTTATTGATGCTGTTTCTACAAAAAATGATAAGAAAACAATCGTAATGATTTGTGAATGTAAAACAAGTTCACATCCTGAACAATGGAGAAATGGTAATGTACCGGTTGAATATTTATTACAAGGAGCATTATATTCTTATATAAAAGGATTAGACCGTGTATTGTTTGCTTGTACATTCATATGATATAGATTATGGTAGACCTGAAGATGTTATAGTTAGTGATAAAAACACTACATTAGTTGTTAAAAAACTAAAAGATTTAATATTTGAAATAGATGGAGAATATTATAACATTGAAGGTTGCATGCAAAAAGCAAGAGAATGGTGGGAAAAATATGTTACAACAGGAGAATCTCCTACATTTGATGAAGAAAAAGATAAAGAATATCTTGATTTAATAAGAGAAACTGATAAAACTAAAGACAATAGTATCTTTGAAGTATGTGAAGAGGCTATTGAATTAGCTATTAAAATAGATGAATTAAAAGAAACAAGTGGACTAAATGCATTAGAAAAAAGATTAAAATTATTAGAAACAAGTATAAAAAATGAAATGATAAATTTAGGTGCTACAAAGTGTGGTGCTTATAAATTAACTAAAAAAGTAGCAGATAAATTTAATGAAAAATTATTTGCTGAAAAACAACCCGAAATATATAAAACATATTGTGAAGAAACTGAAAGTTATACATTAACTAAAAATAAAAAGAAAGAAGAGGAATAGAAATATGACAAAGATTAAGATTAATTTAAAAGGTGGTTTTAAAACCGTAAAAGAAGGAGAAAGAGTTTTAGAAATTGTTGAAGCTAAAGCTACACCTAGTGGTGCTCCAAACAAATTAGTACTAATTATGAAAGACGTTGAAGATGGTGCTAATTTACAAAATACTTATAATTTTAATAATGATACAAGTGTATGGGCAATGGGTATAATGTTAAATATTGCATTAGTACTTGAAGATGGTGCTGATTTTGATACAAATAATGTTAATGAATTAGTAGGAATTAAACTACGTTGTGAGATTGCTCATAGTGAATATAATGGAAAAACTTATGCTAATGTTAAGAAAATATTAGAAAAAGTTAATGATAATAACATGACTTCTGAAAAAGTTGGAGAATTACTTTACGGAAGAAATGAAATAATAGATGATGAAGATTTAGATTAGGAGAATAAATATGAATATAGTACAAGCAATTAAAAGAGTAAAACGTACTGAAAATGGTGATATATCATTTACTACAACTGGAAATAAGTATCTTGATATATTATTCCAAACTGAATATTTTACAAAACATCTTGATGAAACTCCTAGACTAAATGATAATGAATATGATAAATTGTTTTCCATGTTTATACGTGATCCTAGATTTGGTATAGGTAAAAGGGATTTAGGACGTGTATTAATGGCTGATACAAATTTATCTCCTGAAAAAATAGTTTTAGCTGGTAGGTTTGATGACTTACTAGCTAATGCTACCGATGAAAATATTAGTTATTTAATAAACGAAGTTAAAAATGGTAATGAACTTGCTAAAAAATGGATGCC